AAGCTCGGAATAGAATCAGCCCACGAAGATCCCTTGTGGTTTAGAGAATGGCTTGAGGATAAGAGGTGGGAAGATTATGCCTATCTTTACACAGTAAAAAATCAGATTAAGAAGTGGACTTTAGAGGACATGGAAGAACAGCTAGAAGAGTTAAATAAGATTATAAATGAGAAATGAGACACTTTTAGTCCTATAAGTGGAATAGATAAGTTTAAATAATTTTAGTAATAATTAAAAATGACCAAACTCTGTATAACAGGAATGGCTGGTTTTATAGGCTCCCACCTATGGGAACATGTCATGAAGACGACCGACTGGGACGTTGTAGGTTTAGTTAAGATGGATAGAGCTGGAGACCTAAATAGGATACAAGAGACTTTAAACGAGCACCCAGAATGGTTAGAAAGAACTAGGATAGTTAGGCATGATTTAAACGATAGTTTAGATACGGTTCATAAACACATTGGAGAGTTAGATTATATAGTCCATTTGGCGGCATGTAGTCATGTAGATACCTCCATAAAGGACCCCGTAGGAGTATTTTGTAATAACTCAAGAAGTACTGTTCAAATGTTAGAATATGCAAGGATACACCAACCGAACTTGAAGAAGTTTATCTACTTTAGTACGGACGAAGTGTACGGTCCAGCCCCAGATGGATATAACTTTACGGAGGAGGATAAGTTGAGACCCAGTAATCCGTATAGTGCGGGTAAGGCAGCGGGAGAAATGATTACAATGGCTTATGGAAAGACCTATGACTTCCCGTATTTGATAACAAATACAATGAATGTGTTTGGAGAAAGACAAGACCCTGAGAAGTTAATACCTAAGTGTATGAAGACAATTCAAGAGGGAGGGGTTATGACTATACATGGAACAAAGGGAAATGTGGGTAAAAGGCATTGGCTTCACGCAAGAAATTCGGCGGATGCAGTAATCTTTTTGTTAAAACATCCTATTGTAAAGGATAAGGTACACATAGTTGGAGATATTGAGATGGACAACCTACAAATGTTTAAGTTAGTTGCAAAGTATATGGGAAAAGAAGAGGTGTTAGAGGGGAGAGATTATGTATATTTAGACTTCCATAGTACGAGACCAGGACATGATTCTCGTTATGCAATGAGTGGTAAAAAGTTAGCAGAATTGGGTTGGGTTGCACCAGTAAGTTTTGAAGAGAGTATTAAAAATATGGTAGAATGGACACTAAAACACCCAGAATGGATTAAATAATTTGACAAAAGGTAAAAATTAGTTTTATATTGGATATAATTTGTCTACCTACTGCCACCAATGGGAAAAGAAGCCGATTATGTAACTTCAAGTATAGGAGAAGTAGCATTTTTATTATGGCATCAGATTTATCCAGATGATTTAACTTTTAAGCCCTTTGTGGGGTGTGTTTATCACAATCCTAAAGTTAACTGGGGAGAGATAATAAATTCTTATTGGCTAGGAGAGAAAATACCTTCTTGCGAATTGTCAGAGTGCATAGTGGTTGCGAAGAGGATACTAGACAAGGGGGAGATAAAAAAGAAATGGTACAGGGAAATGAGAGAGGCAATTAATGATATTAGGGAAGATTACGTCTTCCCAGTTGTTTAAAATGTTATCTAAAATGGTATAATATATAAAGATGTTTGAGGATTTTAAATGGTATAAATACTTAAAGGGACACCCAACGGCATGGGAAGGTCATATCCTTTATATTTATAATCAGATACCAGAGTGGAAGCCAAAGACCATTGTAGAGTTAGGTGTCTATTTAGGGCACTCTCTTGCTACTATGGCTGAATCTTGTTTAGACCATGATTTGGACACAAAACTGTATGGGATAGACCACTTTATGGGAGACGAGCACGCAGGGAAGTTTGGAACAGAAGTAGAGGATATAGCGACCAAATGTTTGTCCGAATATCCGAATGTTACACTAATTAAAAAGTCATTTAACCGAGCCCTTGAGGATTGGGATGGTGCTATTGACTTGCTCCACATAGATGGTAGGCATTACTATTCTGATATTAAAGAAGACTTCACCAATTGGAGCAAGTTTGTACCCAAGGGGGGGCATATTATTTTACATGATACTCAGGTTACAGAGCGAGACTTTGGGGTCAAAAAGTTCTTTAGTGAATTACAGGAACAGTATCCTGGCTGGAAGTTTGGCGAGAGACTTGAATCTAATGGATTAGGTATAATTACAAAACTATGAAGACAATCGTATACAGTGCAATTTATGGAAGTTATGATACACCAAAGGCACTCCCTTTAGAGGAGAAGCCTATACTGTTTACTGATAATTTAGAGAGCGATTGTTGGGAAGTAAGAAAAGTGGAAAGACCAGAGCAACACCCACGAATGAAGGCCAAGTATTTTAAATGTATGCCACACGAAGTTTTGGACTGTGATGTTAGCATTTGGATAGACGGAAGTGTTGAGTTAAAAGTCCCTAATTTTGTACAGTGGTGTTTAGATCAACTTGGGGACAAAGACATGGCACTTTTAAAGCACCCTGAGAGAGACTGTATTTACGATGAGGCAAATTTTTGTCAATTCGTGCCCAAGTATCAGGGGGTGCCAGTCCTTGAACAAGTGGAAGAATATAGAAAGCAAGGCTATCCTGAGCACAATGGATTGTGGGCTTGTACTGTAATGATAAGAAGGCACAATAATAAGGTGGAGGAGTTTAATAAATTATGGTGGGAGCATAACAACAAGTATACATACCAAGACCAGTTAAGTTTTCCTGTTTGTGCCAAGCAGGTAGGGCTTGATATAAACACTATTAACATGAACCTATGGAATAATGATATATTCAGTGATGATACTTCTAAGCATAAGAACGAACTATGACGATAGGAATACTTGCTACAGTTTACATAGATAACGATGTTACTTATAACCAGGCCTTAAGGGCATTGGACACCATGAGGAGCAAGTATAAGTTAGTGTTTTATGCCAGGGTTACGAAACTTGATAACAATTACAGGGAGATACTACAAAGATTTAATGTTGTGGACGAGAACAGCGAGAATATTCTCTCAAAAAGTTGGAACAAGGGGGTTAAAAGGGCTTTAAAAGAGGGGTGCAAGTATGTGATAATCCCCAATTTAGATATAGAACTAAGCGATGGGGCGATAGATAATTTGGTAGATTATGCAGAGAAAGACAAGGAGAGTGTAATGTGGAGTGGTCGGTGCCTTAATTCTATTGCTAATTACCCTTCAGGGGATTTTGTGGTTAATAGTTTCGAAGTTTATGACCATTATGCTTTCTTCATGGTAAATGATAGGCTATTTAAAGAGGTGGGGAAGTTTGACGAGAAGTTTATCCCTGCCTATGGGGAAGATGTGGATATGCAGTATAGGATTGATTTAAAAGGCAGAAAAAATATGTGCGTAGAGAATGCCAGGTTTATACATTATGGACAGACGACGGTTAAAAACTCTCCTTATTGGAGGGGGCATAATTGGCAAGACCAGGCTCATAAGTATTTTATAGAAAAGTGGGGAGCGTTCCCTAGATCTCAAATATATAAAACACCTTTTAACAAATGAACTACTTTGTTTACAATCATCATGACTTTTGGCAATGGGATATTCCTGATAACGAGCTAATGGAGAGTGAGGTAGTTTTTATGTGGGCAGATTTTCCATTTAGAAATGAAGTGAAGACATTCCAAGAGATGGGTAAAAAGGTGATAGTTTATGAACATGGATTTGGTGCATTGTTTGATTATGAGCTAAACAACAGAGATTTTATTGCTGATGGATATTTAGCACTAGGAGATGAGAGTAGGGATTCTTTGGTAAGAGCTGGGGTTGATCCTAAGAATGTTTTAGTTACAGGCAATCCCATATATGATGACATTAAAAAGAGTAAACATACAGGTAATAAAGCTTTATATGTGGCACTACATTGGTTTAGGGATGTTCAGGAGTACAATCAGATAGTATTTAACCAGTTAAGAGAAGCATACCCACAGTTTGATTGGACAGTTAAACTAACCGATAAGACTGGCGATATATCAGCACCAAAGAAGTGGTTTAATAATGTAGAAGATAACATTTTAGAAGATATAAAAGAGAAACTTCCTAACTATGACATGGTATTTACACCGTTTTCTTCCACTTTTGAGAGCTTTGCTAGGCTTATGGGAATACCTGTTTATGTAGTTGATGAAGAGGAGACCTATAAAGAACTAGGAGACCCTGTTAGAGTACCAATAAACAATACATACCTGAAGATAGGAGAGAAACTTCTTAAACAAAAGCCTATTGATATGGATAGGTATATAAAAAGACCTAGTTTAAGTTTAGATATAATTTTAGATTGGACTAAAACACTATGAGCGAAGATGTAAGTAAGCCATATACAACAATCACATTAGAGAGCAAGAAGAATTATGAAGAGGGTTGGGAGAGAATATTTGGTAAAAAGAGGAAACTAAAGGCACAATTGCACCAGATAAACAATCAAAGGCACAAGATAATAAACGGTATACAATCTAAAGGTGGTAGAACTGAGGCTAGAGAAGCAGAGTTGTTATCTCTTAAAAAGAAGAGAGAAAAGATTTTAAGAGAATTAGACAAGCTAGAATAGTGGTATAATTGGATATATGCCAAAGATTACTAAAAACGGGAATAAAATCGGGAAGGGGAACCCTCCAGTAGATACACGGTTTACATCAGAATACCAGCCAACACCAGAAGCTAAAAGTAAGGGTTGGGAAAGAAGAAGGGAGGCACAGAAAATACTAGACGAGTTTATGGCTAAGGCTGATATGTCATATAAAGAGATTAAGGATTTACTAGATGATGTTAAAATACACCCAGAGAGACACACATTAAGAGAAGTTAAAATAGCCAACTATTTAATGAGTAGCAAATATACCGTTGATTGGTTAGATAGGCATGTAAGCAAAGCACCTCAGCAGTTAGATGTTGATATGGGAGGGAATATAATCATTAACATAAAAGAGGGAATAGCAAAAGATGACAGACCTAAATCTTGAGTTTAATTACCCAGAGTTTATACTTCCAGCAATAAATAGTGATAAACATTTTGTAGTAGTACCTGCTGCAAGACAAGTTGGAAAGACATACAATTTTGCACAGTGGATCATAAGAGAAACAATGAGATTAAATTGTCCTTCTTTATGGGTAGATACCGTTCATACTAACATTGATAAGTATATAGAAAGATACTTCAAACCTCTACTTAAACCTATCTCTTCATATTGTGATTGGAATGCTCAAAAGAAGATACTTAAATTGCCTCATGGATATATAGACTTTGGTTCGGCACAAAAGCCAGAGAACCTAGAGGGATTTAACTATAAGAGGGCTGTATTAAATGAGGCTGGACACATATTGAAGAAAGATTCTTTGTGGCACAATACTATAATGCCTATGATAAAAGCAGAGGATAACCAGACAAGAATTATAGGAACACCTAAAGGACAAAACCTGTTTTATGAGCTATTTTTAAGAGGATTAGCTAAAGACCCAGAATATGAGAGTTTCCAATATACGGTATATGACTCTCCATATTGGAGTGCTAAACAGATAGAAGATGTTAGAAAGAAGACACCAGAGCTAATTTGGAAGCAGGAATACATGGCAAGTTTTGAAGCCTTTGCAGGTATGATATATCCCGACTTCAAAGAGGAGATACATTGTAAAGCGAGTCCTGAGAGAAAAGTTACTGATATATTCTTTGTGTCACTAGACCCTGGGTGGGAACACCCTACTGCTTGTATATTGGCTAAAGAAGACCTAGAGGGAAATCTCTTTGTTATTGATGAGTTTAGAGAGAGCCATTTACATGTCGGAGACATATCAAGATATTTACAATCAATGTTAGTTAGAAATGGTCTTAAAGAAGAGGATATAGAAATGTTCATTATAGACCCGTCGGGGAGAAAGACAGACCAAACTAGTGGACAGAGTATATTATTCCAATTACAAGAAGAGGGCTGGGGGTT